GAGCTCCAGTTCACTATCATCGAGTTCGTCAAGTTCGTCGAGCTCCAGTTCACTATCATCGAGTTCGTCATCATTAAGCAGCTCTTCGAGCAGCTCCAGTTCGCAGAGCTCATCATCCAGCAGCTCTTCGAGCTCGTCACAGTCCTCATCATCTTCGTCTTTTTCATCATCGAGCAGCTCGTCATCATCGACAAGTTCAACCTCATCGTCATCCAGCTCATCCTGGATGTGCAGCCCGAATGCGGCGGACCGGGCATTGATGATGGCGATAGATTCGACGTTTGACGGTCTTTCTTACGATACGATTACTTATTACCCGCGAAGTGGAGGCAGTAGATCAATCAGGGCGACTTTGGAATTTCTCGGGCCGGACAGTATAGGGACATTGATCGGCAGTAGAAGGCCTGTAATAGATATTTTCGTAAAAAATAATTTGATCAGCGGGATATCTTCGGCGGAAGTGGATACCGGAGGTGATAAAGTAGAGCTGCCTTTAAGATATGGTTTGGCTGTTAGAAAAGTCCGAATTATAAAAATAATAGGTCAGGAAAAGGCCCTGCTGCACCTTCGATGTCAATAACAACTAATATAACTGATAGCCGACAACTTTATCACCACGCACATAAATATACACACCAACGGTTGTGGCAAATTCGGAATAGATCTCGCACATGCCATAATTACCAATCTCCGATATGCCATTAAGGTAGAGATTGGGACGAGTTGCAAATAAAGCCAATTTACTCATCCCTACAAAGATGCTATGTTTTTCAATCGCCTGCCATTCTTTATCTGTGAAAAGATTGCGACTTAAAAGCTCAGTTTTGATTTTTTCGCTTTTAACGGATGCGTAGGCATCGCAGAGCTGGTAATCGGGGACGGATTTTAACTGCTCAGGGGTCTTCATTGAAATCGCCAAGGGTGAGCCGGCGCAACCAGCCAAGAACAAGATTAAGATTAATGATTTTTTCATTTTATTACCGCGTAACCAATTACTTTATCATTTTCTAAATATATATAAATTGTTAATGTTTTAATGGGCTTAGAAAAAATTTCATAGATATTATGGTCATCAATATTAAATATACCATTGTAATAAAGATTTTTACAAGTAGCAAATAAAGCGTTTTTACTCATACCAATAAAAACTTTTTTAGCTTTGATTGCTTTTATTTCTTTTTTAGTAAATGAATAATCATTTACAGGTTGTTTTTCAAAATCCTGATTTTTGGAAATAAAATTACTACAACCTATAATAAAAATCAAAAAAAATGATACAATGAAGTATTTCAAATTTCCTCGTAAAATTTAATTTTATAATCAATAAATCGCCGATGAGAAACGCCTATATATTATAGCGGGTTATAATTCAGATGTAAAGGGAAAAAGAATCAAACCCCAAAAATCAAATTCTGGTTTAGTTAAATCTCCGGCTTATTATTTTGGGTATAAAATTGGTCTCTTATTGCCGCTTCAAGACCTTTGCGAAAATCCTCCCAGAAAGTTTTGTCGACTATGCCACTGCCCTTTGCTTCAAGTTTCGCCATCTGGCGAATCTGAACGGGAAGATATTGCCAAATAATTAATGCTCCTGCAAAATCTTCCTGGATTTTTACGCCCTGCAAATCACAAAATTCAACGAAACTTTCTTTAACATTTTCAGGACAAAACCAGCCAGGTCTAATTTTTTTGATATTTTTGTTATTATTTTTCGGCATTTATCCCAATTGTATAAGTCTTTTAGAATAGGTCAATTATGAAAATTTAACTAAAAAGTTTAATAAAAATGATATAAAATTACAGAATTAATGTTGACAAAATAAGCATATAACCAACAATATATGTACATACTTTATATAGGAGAAATTCGGTATGGAAAACAAAGTGACCGAAACTCAAAAAAGCGAATCTCAGATAATTAAAAAGCAACCAGTAATAAAAGCATCCACTGCGATGTGGGCAAAGTTTGATGAATGGATGGCAGTCCAAGGCTGTCAAACTTTACCTGAGGGCCTCCGTGCAGCTATAAGACAGGTTACGGGATTCGGTAGGGAAAGTCAACAGGAAATTGCCTAAATTAACAAAAATTTCATAAAAATGGTTTTATGAAAATCAGCGGTGGCTTAACAAAATGGAATTTAACGACATCCAACATGCATGGAGGCTTCGGGTGAACGGCCCGGCCACCGCTTTTTTATCAAATGTAACTATTAATTGAAAGGAGTCGTTATGAACAAAACGAAGGTATTGATTTTAGTTATTGCTTTAATGGGTATTTTTTTAGTCACAGGGTGCTTAGACCGTGGTGATTTTAAGATATCTACTGTAATAGAAGGGACCGCTGCTCCATATGATGGTTGGAATCTCAGCCCTGAGCTTTACATAAAGGCCGACGAAAAAGTCGAACACACCGGATGGATTATGTATATCAAGGGGCTGGAGCTTACTGATGCCGAAAAAATCGTGGATGAATGAATAGGTAGTGTCTCATTTAATAATGACTATGTCAATGCGGGCTTAGAATTGGTAGATACTGCCGGCCAGGCGATGGTTACGATTGGTCAGCACTCGGGCAATGCAACTTTAATAATGTATGGTGTTGGTATTATCGCCTTGGTTTCACTATTGACATCGATTTTTAGAAAGAAAGGTTAAATGTATGGAAAATGCAATTGATATTAATAATATCGAAATACCGGAAATCGTATTTGTTTTGGTCCCTTTAATAGCAGCGTTAATTCAGATGCTGAAGCAGATAATCATAAATATACCGAGATTAACTGTACTGAAGGAATTTCTTCCTATAGTGTCAGTAGCCCTTGGTATAAGTCTTTCATATTTGGAGCACCTTAATAATCCAATAATTATTGGTGTTATGATGGGGCTTTCGGCGGCCGGTGCTTACGATTTGTATAAAAGTAAGAATAAAACATCACTATCTCCTCAGCCTTAGTAATTTCCTGGACGAAAGGAGTCTGCAATTACTAAAGAGACTGGAAAAACAAAGAAAAAATTTTTTTTTGAGATTGTTAACTGGAAAAAAGCGCAGCCAAAAATGAAAGAAGGCAGCAACAGTTGGATGAAGCTTTATACCAGTCTTTTGGAGCATGAGGGGTTTGATTCCCTGGATGATTCTGCCAGAATGTTAATGGTGGCCTTATGGTTGTATGCAGCCCGCAGTGGAATGCGTATATTTCCAGCGGATCCCAATTGGATTGCCAAGAAAATACCGATGTTAAATAGTAAGCCGAATCTAAAACCGCTTATGGAAGCGACCGATCTTTATGGTAATCCCACCCCATTTATCCGCATTTGCAAACCTCCTACTAAAAGCAGGAAGAGAAGTTCAGCAAAACCAAAAAACCAAAAAACAGTGAGAGAAGAAAAGAAGAGAAGAGAAGAGAAGAGAGAAGATAAGAGAGAAGAGACGAAACCCTTACGGGTTTCGAAAGAGGAGAAAAGAAAAGAAAAAAAACGGATTAGTACAAATACAGAAGAAACAGCACAGCCAACAGCAGCGTCAGAACATGAGAAACCCGAAAATCCGATAGATCCCGAAGCAGGGTCGGCTAAAAAGCATTTTGTGCCTAAGTCGACCCGCTCGGTTTTCCGCTATGGTAGTCCACAGAACATTGGATCTGTTATTGCCGAGCGGTTTCCAGACCATTGGCAAGATCCTGATGCCGAGTCGTTTGGTTGGGAAGTTGTCGAGGCTTTGGGGTATTCTGCTGACCCGAATAACATTCAATCTCGATCTGAATGGGGTTCATTTGCTTCCTGGTGGTGCAAAATAAAAAGCCATGCTCCGTCATTGGCTCTCGATGAATTGAGAGAGAAGGCGATTCAAAAGGCAAATTACCTTCGAATAAAAGGCAATTCGGCGAAAAATAAAAGCAAAGTATGGTTTTATATTATGGATAAGGAATTGAAAGGTCACGGAATCACGTTAAATCTATCGGCCCGGGCATCACCCGGTTAATTCAATGTAAAGTGATGTAAAGTCATAAGTTGTGATTTATTTTATGCTTTAAGAATCAAAAAAAACAATGAGTAACAAAAAAAATAATATCTATAAACAAAGCTACTTAAAAGACTTATGTAATGGGTCCTTACTGGACAATTCGTCCTTGCGGTTTAATCCATGCCGATTTGGATGTGTTTTTGAAATTTTTTTTGTGACTTTACTTACATAACTTACTGGTATCACTGTATTTATGAGGCTGTTTTTGTAAGGTTTTGACAGGTATTTTGGCCGTTTTCGGCACTAAAAATAAGGAAATTTAACATGAGCATGAGTACACACATTATTGGTTTTAAGCCGCCGGATGATACGTGGAAAAAAATGAAAACGGTATGGGATGCCTGTCAGGCGGCCAAAATACCTGTCCCAGGAAAAGTTGAAGAATTTTTTAATTATATACCTCCCGATAATTGCGGTGTTGAAATTGAACTTGAAAAACATCTTTGTTGTAAAAAATATACTGATAAGGCACAGGAGGGTTTTGAAATAACCATTGTCAATCTACCGAAGGATATCAAGATAATACGCTTTTATAATAGTTGGTAACAAGGATTTGGGATGCTTGAATGTCAGTGGGTATAAAAGAAAAATTAAAATGTCTGATAAAGCATAAATGGGTCGGACCAATATTAATAATAGATGGTTTGTATCACTATCAATGCCACAGATGCTTTAAGTTAAAAACCAGAAAAAAAAGTTGGTTGATCAGAAGCGGTTTTATCTTAGAACCTCGAAAGATTAAGCGGCAGGCTCTTTGAAAAATTTATAATTAATCGAGAACGTCAGTGACATTAGAGATGTCAGAAGTGAGTATATGTGCGTAGTTTTTCTGGATCACGCGGATGCTGTTACCCATGATCTTGGCCACCTTGGCAATAGGAACGTTTTTTAAAAGAAGCTGTGTGCAGAAAAAATGCCTGAACGCGTTGGGCCCAAAGGCGGGAATATTGGCCTTTTTCGACAGCAGATTAAACTGCTGCAGCAGGGCCTTGCGTGAACCGAGCTTTAACGTCGGCAGGACCGACCGGGCGGTTTTATTAAGCGGTACGACCCGTCGCCTGCGGCCCTTGCCGGTAATTGCAATCGAATTACCGAACAATAAATCGGGCTTTAAAGATGCGAATTCCGACGCACGCAGGCCGGTATTGGCCAGAAAAATTACTCTGTCTTTCGCCAGCGGATGAGCCACCCGGAGGACCTTTTCGTATTCGGCCCTGGTCAGGAACCTGTTATTAGGCGGATCCTCCACGAGCATATTAACTTTTGAGGCCGGATTCGCGATATTGAAGCTGTCGGAATAAAAGCGGCAGAAGGCCTTAATAACGGTCAGGTGGGCGTTTAATGTGCGGTTTATCCTGCCCATATCACGCCGCTTGTAAATATATTCACGTATATGTGAGGATTCGATCTGATGGATCCGGATGATGGATTTTGGCATGCTCTGCAAAAATAAATCCATCACCATTTTATAATGTTGCTGGGTTCTTTTGGTATGACGCTTGATATGCCTGTAAAAATTCTGGGCAACAAGGTCAATGGATTCGCCGGGGACAACCTGGCCGGACCTGACCAGTCTTTCCTGGGCCTCAATCTCTCCGTAAAACCGAACAGCCTGGGATTTTTCGTGGAATACTCTTGATCCGGCGAAGACGTAATGAGTCTTCCTGTCCGTTGCCCGCCAGCGAACCCTATAACGTCTTAGCTTTTTGTCATATCCCAGAGATGCCATTTTTTTGACAGTTTCTTGTCATGAATCGTGACATTTTTTTGACATAATCAACTGCAGCTCACACTTTCCGCGCCATAGGTCGATGTAAATTCTTTTATTACACCCACTTGCAATTAAAGCGGGTGATGGGAATCGAACCCACATGACCAGCTTGGAAGGCTGTTCGCCTCAGAGAAAAATGCGTTTTTACAGGCCTAAATAGGGTATTTTAGGGTGAAAAACGGGACTGTCAAATAGTTTTTTGACATATTCCTGACAGAGACAGTGACATCGAGGCATATCGGGCGGATTTTTTGGCGGTCATGCAGTGGCGGGAATGTCTTTATGTTTGGTGGGCCCGCAAGGGCCGGGAAGACTGGCTGCCGAAAACAAATTATCACCTCCTCCAAAGCAGGGGGCCCAAAGCCACTATACAAACCTAAGCCCCCTGTTTTTTAAGCCTGCAAAGGGCCGGGGTTCTCGCACGTCTTTTTCATCAAAAGCCCGGTCCTTAAATCTCCTTAGATCAGGGCGGCCCCGCCAACAGGCCGGCGGGCCGCCCATTATTGAAAAAAGAAATAAAACATGAATGATATACAGGATTTATACAAAACTGTTTTAGGATTAATAGTAATAATTGCAATCATAGCACTTGCGATATGGCTGAGTTTATATGTAATGCTTTATGGTGGAATTATGCAGGTGTTAGAAAACTGGGGAATAAATAATTCTGCTGTTGCGTGGGGCATAATAAAGGCTGGCTTTTTTCACATAGGCTTAATACCTGCTTATATTGTAATTCGGCTTGGAATGGAATTATTTGAATAACCTTAAAAACAGTAGACGGACGAACCCGCCGCCTTTTTTTAAGAAAGTGACATTATGGAAATTACAAATGACGAATTGGCATTAAAACTCAAACAGTTGGTCAGTGATGTAAAAAAAGATAAATTTGGTGATCGAGAGCATTTTGATTCATTCGGTTTTGTGGATGAATTTGCAGCGATTATAAAATCAGCGGCAATGGGTATTATCGTTTCTTTCACATATAATCCCAAAGACTCAAAAACTATGCCCGAAACGAAGCCGCCGAAATCAAGCGTCAATAATCAGAACTGCGGGAACTGCCGGTTCTGGCGGCAGGGGTATCAGGGGAATGATTGTAGGCGACATGCACCGCAGGTAATGGTAAGGCAAGGATTTGATTGGGTTGCCATGTCCAAATGTCATCAAATTATCCATCGGGACATAGATGAAACAGTAACCCCAAAAACGGATGCGGATTATTGGTGCGGGCAGTGGGAGCCGAAAACGGAGTGACATTATGGAAAAAAAAAGAAAATATAATTGCGGAAACTGTAATTTCTTTATGATCGCTGGCGATGGTACTGGACGTGGACAATGTCATAAATATGTACCACGGGTGATACCGACAACGACGATAGATCCCAATTTTGGAAATATTCTGATATCTGAAACGATATGGCCACAAGTCGCAAAAGATGAATGGTGCGGGGAATGGGAGGCCTCGGAGGAATACAGGGCAGAACTTAGAAAATCTATAAAACCGCCTACGCCGCCTGAGAATGTTCCTTGGTGATAAATATTAGATTATATAGCAGAGTGACATTATGGGAATTACAAATATAGATTTTGATATACGTGAATATGAGAGAAGTCGTTTTTATGAGATAAGAATATGTGTGAGATGTGCTGATAAAAAAGAACTTCAAACTCTGACAAGACTCTCGAATAAAAATAGATGTTTGAAAATCATTTCCAAAGATGAAAGTGAATTGGTGTTCTATGGTTATTTTTACATTTGTTCATATGAGATACACTATTGTGGAATCGATGTTGAATTAAATATTGTTGTAACTGAGAAGAAAAGGATGACCGTATATACGGAGGGTGTGGGAAAAGCAGTGAATGAATACGCACTTCTTGTAGTAGATAATAAAGTAAAATTTGCTGTTTATGATATAAATAAAAATAGAATAGTACCGTTATGGTTATATTGACATTATTAGTTATGAGTGTTAAACAAATTTAGGTTCCTATTCTCTGAAGGCGGCGGGAAGAAGGCATGGACGCAAAAATTATTAGCTTCGCAGCATTATCCACGGACGAACCCGTCGCCTTTTTTAATAAGGTTATATTATGGATGACTTGTATAAAAGATTTTTCTGGTGCGCTATGGCGGTCAATGTGATCGTCCTGATAACGATTTTGCTTTTGGCGTAGTAATTATGAAATGTCCGGAATGCGGAAAAAATACCAGGGTGATAAACTCCAGGCCGACCGGCGGTAACAGGGTAATACGCAGGAGACATTGTCCCGGCTGCCGGCACCGGTTCAGCACCTATGAGCAGCCGTTCGGAACTATGGATATCAATAAGCGATACAGGCAGCAGCTCAAGATCGCCGTGGCCGGATTTATAAAAAAATTAAGGGCGATAGAGATATGAAAATATGGAAATTAATTAAGGCGATACTGTTGGCGGCGGTTTACCTTGTATGGCCGTTTCGATGGTCGGATGGGGAAAAATAAATGGCGGACTATAAGAAAAATCCGAGGCGGCCGTTTGAGGTCGGGTGCCCGAACAAAATAAGGAGGCGGATCGCCGAGGCCCGGCGTATGGACCGGCGGGGCGATTCGGCGGTATCAACAGGATTGAGCTATATAAAATCGATGTTCATGCATGCCATGTTAAGAGATACTGGTATGAAGAGGTAAATTAATGTTCGAAAACTTTTTTAAGCAGGGGAGATTCAATGGCAGATGAACCTTTAACTTACGAACAATTATACGGTGAGCCGGAGCCGGAGCCGGACAAGCGGAATGGCTTTTTTGATCCCGACGACGACGAGCTGCTCGAAACGTTGCTTGAGCCGGCGGACGATAATTTCGACGATGCGCATATCTGCCCGAATTGCCAGCAGCCGTATCATCTGTGCCAGTGCGATCTGATTGATACCGGGGAGGATTACTAAATTGAATAACAATGCACTTCACAGGGGCGGGTCCCCACTAATACCATGGCAGTTAAATTCCGAATCTCAGGATGCTCGCTTCTTGAGGTCTTTAACCCCGCCCCTTTTTTATTTAAAAAAAGAGAATATTAAGAAAGTATGAATTATGACTGAAAAGGAAACAGAAGTTTTAATAAGTATATTGGTTTTAGTAATTATGGTCTTGCTGTGTCTTTGCTGTTGGCTGCTGGGTAATAGAGACAAGAATAAAAAGAACTGAGCCATGAGCAAGGATGAACTATTAAAATACTTAGATATGAACGAGGACGAGCGAGTAGATTGGCTTTGGAATAGGGACATTCTAAAACCGAACGAATCACTTGCCGACCTCGCCTTCAGGCTCAGGGATGAAGTAGTAAAAGAAAGCCATAGAGCTTTCCATGATGCTGTTTATGAGGTAATGGAATATTGTGGTGATGATTCTTGGGCATCTGCGTATTGGGGGATGGCTTTAGCCAAACCGATTCACTGGATAATCGCTGCATTAATCGCTAAGGAGAAAAGCTGAAATGAACAAAGAGAAGATTAGAGAGTTGCTGGAAAATATTATTGATACCAAACATATCAAAGATTATATCTCCGCAATGGACGGGGACATTACAGAGTTGGAGGCGGCTCAACGATATGCCGAAGAAATTAAATCCCTTCTCGCCGAGGACGAAAAACAAAAATGCTGGCTTGATGATAAAAAAGTTTCTGAGATATATGAACCTTCCTGCCCCGACTGTCAGAAGCCCCATATTCCTAACACCGAGGAAAAGGTGGGAAAGCATCCCGAAGATTATTGTCATATATGTTCAAATGAAAATATCACATGGTACGCAGATAATGATTTATGGAACAAAGTAATGGATAAACGAGAGGGAATTTGTTGTCCCGTTTGCTTTGTTAAAATTGCAGAATCAAAGGGTATTAGGCCGACAGCTTGGCGACTATCAGTGGAAAATGATACCCCAGAAATAGACAAAATGGATGAAAATAAAAATATATTAGACGAAAAACCACATATATCATCAGAGGTATGGGCGAACGCGAAAGGCTTTATCGATGAGTTAGATAGTGAAATTATAGAGTCGGTTTCATGGTCTTATGAAAAAGGTGGAACTGGTGCGCTAGAAAGCATGAAGATAACATTTGTAAGCCCAATATATATGTGTAAGAAATGATAGGATACTGGCGAGCAGTGCCGAAAGGCTTGTGGGGCAGTGTGTTTGGGGTTTCCTGCGTGTCCTATTTTTTCTGAATTAAGGTAAAGGTTGTCTGACCAGATATGAAAACTTTGATTATGAAAATGTTAAAAATCAATCTGTAAAAATGCACAGTGCGGCCCTTTTTTTTAGAAAGTAAAGGAGTTATTATGAAAGAGAATTTGGAATTGATATCGGTCAAGAGAATCGCTATCAGTAAAAACAATCCGAGGCGGATAAACGAAAAGAGTAAAGGGTTTGAAAAACTCGTAGATTCGGTGAAGGCCCAGGGCGTTATTGTGCCGGTCCACGTTCGCAATATTAAAAGCGGAAAATTTCTTGATAAAAAAGAAATTCTTTTTCCAGAACTGCTCGCCGGTGAGAGAAGACTGAGGGCGGCAAAAAAGGCGGGACTGCAGGAGATCCGGGCAATCAATCACGGGCTTATTACCGATGAAGAGGCGTTCGAGATAACTTTCGCTGAGAACTTTGCACGGCAGGACCTCACTCCGATCGAGGAGGGCTCGGCGGTCGGTATATTGCTTGAAAAATATAAAGGTGATTACAAGGCAGTGTCTGCCAAATTAGGTAAAAGTGAAAAATGGGTGCGGGTAAGAAACTGTATTTATAATAATCTCTCCGCAGACTGGGACATAGAGCTGGCGGAGAACGAAGAGCTTTCCTATCTGACGGCGGCACATCTCGGCCTTGTCGCCAGGTTCCCGGTACCTATGCAGAAAGGAATTCTAAGCCGTGTTAAAAAGCACTGGGGGAAATATACCGTATCGGAGTTGGATAAAGACCTTACTGAAATGCTCAGGCTGATTTCAAAGGCTCCGTTCGATACAAAACAATGTTTTAAGTGTAATAAAAGAAGTGGTGTCCAGCCGACACTGTGGGCTGATAAGAAAAAGGATGTTTCAGGTAAAAATGATCGTTGTCTGGACCTTAGGTGCTGGGACAAAAAAGAGGCTGATCAGGCCAAAAATAAATACCTGGAACTCAAGGAAAAATATTCAGGTCTTATATGTGTAAGAACGTCCTGGTGTTCTTCCGGGCATGAAGACCAGAAACTAAAAAGGGCTTATGGCAAAGTATTATCACCGAATCAGTATATAAAATCGAAAAAGATAGTGGAAGGGTCCGTGCCGGCCCTGGTGGTACCATCAACCGGCAAAGGGAAGGTCATATATGTCGAGCTGACTCAAAAAGCGGCTCAAAAGGAAGCTAACAAGCCTAAAACATTAAAGCAGCTCAGGGCAGAACTTAAACAGAAACGCTGGGGAGAGATAGTCGACAGGCTAATAAAAATAATCGAAGAGATTGAACCGGAGAACATGCTGACGGAAAGGGCGATGCTCGTAATAAGCCTGTTTATAGTAATTGGGGGGTGTGAAAAAAGAATATATAGAACTGCCGAACAACAAAAATTTCTTAATAAAGCTATGAAACTACTTAATGAAGGCAAAACGAAGAATGCAGCAGTATTGGTGTTTAAGGAATTGTGGGAAGCTGTCCGGGGTGAGATCAAATGGAAAATAGACTCAAGCGGTGATAAAGATTCTATTAAAGAGGCCCGGATAATAGCTTCCATGTTCGATGTTGATCTGAATGAGATTTATGAGGCGGTCTGTAACGAACCCGGGTTCGAAGAGCCGGCGGCCTGGAAGAACCTTAAGGCGGACGGTACACCAAAGAAAACAAAGACCGACAAGGTGACAAAGAAAAAGACGAAAACATAAAAGGAAAAAATTATGGCGAAGAAAAATGCACAGTGCGGCCTTTTTTTTTAGAAAGTAAATAGTCTGGAAAGTTATTTATGCAGTTTAAATAAGGAGAAATCAAAATGCTCGAATTACTTGGATATTTTGTTGTGATAGCAGTTATTCTTATAGTAGCATCTTTATTTTTCTATGGTCTCGGATATGCCATTGGCAGAGGAATTATGGATGCCTGGTATGAAGAATTTGAAATCGTAGTTAAACCAAAGAAGAGCCTACCGAAGAATCTTAAATCCCCAAACTGAAAGGGCATAAGATGAGTGCCTTCTGCGGCAAGAAGTATCAGCCGGCCAAGCCGAATCGGAACGGTTCAGAAAAAAACTACAAGAGTTAACTGGTATGAACTGGGAAGTTGACTCTGTAAGCAGATGGGTATTTCATTGTAACGGAGAAAAAATTATGGCGAAGAAAAAACAGATGGAGCTGACCGAGGAAAACGTGCAGGCGAGTGAGAACGAAGTGGAAGTGAAGACAGCTTTTCCGAAAGTTGCGGCCAAGGCAAAAATACGGTCTATAACCAGAGAGATCGATCTGGTCAAGGTGAAGTTCAAGGACCTTACTTTTACAACCGGACAGGAAAAACAGCTCGCCGAATGGATGGACAATGAGGACGAGCTGCTCGTTACCGTAACGCTTTATCAGGCGAGGCTGATGTAATTATGTTCGGGGCGGTTGTAGTTATTTATACGATTGTGGTTTTTCTTTTTGGGTACTGGTGTGGAAAACGATCTGGATGACATATTACTGGAAAGGCAGATGATTGCCGGCAGCTTTTCGGTGCCTCTGCGGCTGACCAGGCTGGGCCCGGAGGATATGGGCCAGCACATGAGGGAGATGGAACCGTTATTAAAAAAAATGATTAAATCCAACAAGCACTTCGCTATGGCGAAGGAGTGCTGCTGGGAACGTTTTGTAAATACATTCAGGTGGAATAATTAAATATATACCCGCTCAGGCGGCGCGGGGCCTGAAAGAAAGGAGTTTTATTATGACGGCGCAATTCTGGACAAGGACGGGAAAGGAAGTTTTCGTACTGGAAGAGATAATGACTTACAGGCTGAAAAATTATGTCACCGGTGAAACGATATTACTCGAAAATACCTCAGAGATAAGTGAAAAGAAATTTCTGCCGATGATTGTTGCGAACATAAAGACCGGACGAAAGAAAAAACGACCGGTACAAACCGGAAAAAAGAAAATTAAAAAACCCAAAGACTCGGCAACAAAGAAATCGATTATTAACAGGACGAAAAATAAATACAAAGGTGTACGCACATTCGGGCCCGGGAAATTCGGGGCCCAGTATTATGATAAAGACAAAAAGAAGGTCATCCATATAGGAACTTTCAAAGATGAGCTGCTGGCGGCGGCGGCCGTTCAGCAAAAACTGGGCAACCTCGAGGAGGCCAGACGGCTACTTAAAGAATACAAAAAGGACGACAGGGCGGCAAGTAATATTAAAGTAACAGGCGGCATGCAGGCCGGGGATTTTCCAGGAGCGTAAATGATAAAAAGGGATGGCGATATTGCGAAGGCCTATAAACTGGGACTGCAGGACGGCAGTAACAGGCTGCAGCACGCACATAATCTAATATACAAGACCTTCCGCTCGTTGTTTACCCAACTTTTGTATATAGATGAAAAGACGCCGGACTGCGTTAACAAGGTAATACTTACGAGGAGCCAGGCCGAAGGAATTATTACGGCCCTCAGGAAGGCCGGTAAGTTCTATCAGGCGAGGAAATTAAAAAAAATCATAACCGAGCAAATCGGTGAGGATGGGTCGCCGGAGTCGAGATTAAGGGAGCTCGTATTTGAGGGCATGGAGAAGCAAATAAATGAAAAATAAGTAGTTAAGTAAACGGAGTTATAAAATGAACAAAAACAAAACAGCCTGCAGTAACTGCAGTCACTTAAAGAGAGAACGGGAAAAAACGAAGGTTATTAAAGAATTATCGGCCGCATTGAAGAGGACATTGAAAGCACTTCAGACGGCCGGGGAGGGCAGATGAGATATGGCTAAAAAGAAGAAAACAACGATAACCATTAATGCAAAGAAGGTGCCTAAAGACAAGGTGCTTATGGCAATTATTAACGAATACGCGGATGAGGTATGTAAGGGGATGGAACCGAAAATAGCGCTTGGGTACTTTATAAAGACTGAGATGGCCGGCAAAATAGCGGAGCTGAAAAAAAAGAAAGCGGCAAATGGATAGTGACATTAAACAAATTTTAGATCTGGCCGAGCGGATGAAAGTGACTTTTAAGAAGCTGGAGGCCAGGCAGATGGTCTCCGACCGGCAGTATCAGGCGATCAGGTCGGCGGCTAATATGTATCGGTTCTTCGAGGGAACGAACTTATCGGAGCTGCGGGCGGCGTTCGACCCGGAGTATGCGGCACAAATGAAGCGGCTTACTAAAATAGCGAAAAACGGAGCATGACAAAAACTCCAAATAAAACTCGGTCCCGCCGAAAGGCGGGTTCAAAAGATAAGCCCCCGCGGCGCCTGAGCGGGGGTAAGCGTCTGCCTTTTACTCCCGTCTTCGCAAAACAGCTCGGGTATGAGTGTGCGGATATGGCGGCGGCGGATATCGAGCTGCATAAAGAAAGGCCGAGACTGCGCAAAACGCTGGCGGAATATGCGCAAAAATATTCCGAGATCGGCCGGGCCTTCGAGCGGGGCCAGCTGCTTCGCAATTTAAGGGCCTGTGCCGGTGCCATTATGACGGTCAGCCAGACGGCAAAGAAACTGGGATTCGAGCACAGTATGCAGCTCAGGGAGCTGCTCGACAGCGACGCCGAGATAAACAGTCTGTGGGAGCAGACGAGGATCGATACCGTTGCAAAGGCAAAGACCGCACTGGTCAAGGTGGCCGAGGAGGGAAATCAGCAGGCGATAAAGGCGATAGAGAATTTTCTCTACGACGAGGGAGAAGGCCGCGGCGGGTCGGCCAATATAAATTACGCGAAACTGACCGTAAGCCAGATGGCCGAGCTGTTCGATGTCACCCGCCAGACGATACATGCCTGGTATACCAAAAACGGACTGCCCCGGGCGGGGGACGGTACCATCAATTTGAAAGATGCGATCAGATGGTTCGAGGGCTTTACGAAGTCCAAGGTAACAGATACGGCGCCTCTGCCGTCAGACGCACTGAGAAACCTGAAGGCCGAGCAGATGAAGCTGAACCTGGCCGAACGGCGTCACGACCTGCTGGACAGGGCCGAGGTGATCGGCGGCCTGGCGGCTCGATGGCAGAAGATAACTTCCGGGTTCCGCTACCGCACGCGTGAGCTGGCGACGATGGTGCATAGCCAGACGGTGGAAAAGACCACCGATATACTAAGGCGGTTCTTCGGCGAACTCCAGGAAGGATGGCTGGATGTGCCGGAGTTTCTGTACCTGCCCGCCGAAGCGGAAAAAAAATATATCGAGCTGCTTGAACTGATAAAGGAGAATTAAAATAAATGTTAATAGAAGATTTTATAGCCGCCGGGCTTGTACCCGATAAATGCCGGAGAATTATTATCGAAATCTCCCGCGACAGAAAAATCACTATGTATTACGAAACGATTCCTGTCGAGGAAAAACTTCAAGAGATCGGATTACCGGAAAAGATACTTAAAGGCGGAAGTGACATTAATATTAAAAAGGACCAGAAGAAACCAATAAAATGGAAATGCAGGTAGTGTAGTAAAATAATTAATGATACGATCCCGCCTTCGGAATGTCCATCCTGCGGATATGGAAGTTGTGATGGCAATTTCTTCGAGATATTCATTCGATTGGAATAGGACTCCGTTTGCGGTACATGTAACAAACAATGGTAGCGATTTGAACTGATTAAGGAGAATTAAAAATGGACCAGAGAGAAATGGTAATCGGATCGATGAGACGTAGAGTAAAAATCGCTTTTGTTTCAATAGATTTCCTTGAAGGGATCTTAAACTGCTTCGATGGCCAAAAAATAATTGAAGTACCCATTTTTAAGGGACTGCCGGAAGGGTATAAGATATGGTCTGTAAGTTATTACCCACCCAAAAATTGCTTAGCATTGACGATATTTCATCCTGATTTCGAGGAGGTACCTGAATTCAGTAAAACGGAAGAAATCGAAATTGAACACATAAAACTGAAAAAGGTTAAAGTTGAAATTGCGGGGACCTAATGGATAAAGAGATTCAGTCGGTTTTGATATTAGATATTTGATATAATTAATGGTAGCGATAGTTGAAAAAATTACCGTACTGCCCATCCAGCCGGAGGAGGAGGCGGTCTTAAAGGCCCGGACCCGACCGGCCCTTATCGACTGGCTGGAGAACAACTATTACCTGACCGGCGGGACCAGCGCCGTCGAGGGCCTGTGGTCCCGCGAGTATACACCGTATTTCGTACCGATAGCGTCGTATCTGGATGATACTACTACACGCGAGGTATGGATTTACGCCTGCAGTCAATCGGGTAAATCGACTTTTGGGACCGGCTTTACCGGTTATATTACCGACTGTATGCCCGGCCCGACGATGGAGATAATGCCGACCAAGGACGATGTGAAGAACCGTATCGAGGCCAGGATCCGGCCGATGTTCGCCGCCAACGAGAGTCTGCTGGCCCATGTACGCGGTCACAACGTTAATAACATCTTCATCGGCAAGCAAACGGTGATGGACCATATGATCCTGTATATCGGATGGGCGACTACGGCTGAGGCGATGGCGGACAAACCGGTCTGCTATGTCAAGGCGGATGAGACGGGTAAGTACCCGCCGTATGTAGGAGAAGAGGCCGACCCAATATCGCTGCTGCGCAAACGCCAGAGGTGGTTCAAGGACCGCAGTAAGTTTCTGGCCATGACGACGCCGGTAACCGCCGGCGATATGAGCGACCAGAACTGGCAGAGAGGCGACTGCTGTCAGTGGTGGGCGCCGTGCCAGCACTGCGGCAAGTGGCATGAGATCAAATGGGAGAACGTCAAAATAGACCGGTACAGGGACAATCGCGGTAAGTGGCGGTTCTACGCCGAAAGCGTATACAGCAAGGGCGGTCGGGCCCGGTACGTATGCCCGAAGTGCGGCACTTTTTGGTCGGAGGATGACCGGTGGAACACGGTCTGCCGCGGAAAGTTCGTACCGGATGGCTGCAGTGTTGACGATACGGGCCGGATAACCGGTACATCCAGAGAGTCCGCGTACAAGAGCTGCAGGATCCACGCGTTAATGCTGCACCCGATGGTAGAGACGGTAACGAACCTGGTCTGTGAGTTCGTCAATGCCCAGAAGCAGAAAGAGATGGGCAATATTCAGCCGCTGAAAGACTTCTGGAACTCTCAGCTGGCCAGGCCGTGGCGGCAGACGCGGGCGGAAACCGATATCGAGCGGCTAAAGACCCATATCGGCTCATACGCCGCACAGATAGTGCCTGTGGGTGTGGAGATCATTACCGCCGGCGTGGACGTTCAGAAGGACCATTTGTTCCTGCGGGTACTTGGCTGGGGCTATCTGGGTGAGTTCTGGAGTATCTTCGAGCAGAGGATAGAGACCGGGCCTACCGACCGGCTGGATAATTTGGAGAAGGTGATTCCGTTTCTTACCCGCAGATGGCCGGCCCTGGAGGGTAAGGATATCCAGTACCGGACGGCGGCGGCGGCAATCGACCGGGGCTATAATACAGAGGAGGTGGACGCGCTGTGCGTAAAGTATATAGGGACGGTGAACCTGATCCCGGTGGCCGGCGATGATACGGTAAAGAAGCGGCAGTGGCGAACCGGCTACGCCGCCGGCGGGCGGATTAAAAGATATGATTTGAACGTGACCAGCTATAAAGATGCACTGTTTAGGTCGTATTTCGAATCGACGGTGCCCGGTCCCGGCTACGGGCACCTGCATAAAGATACCCAGTACGAGATACTGGAGCACCTTACCGCCGAGCATAAGGTGATAGAGACAAAGGGTAATAAGTTAATACGGGCCGGATGGAAGCTGAAAAAAGAGGGCCGGGCCAACCACTACTGGGACTGCGATGTATATGCACGTGCGGCGGCAGAGATAGCGGGACTCTGGTCGATACCGGGCCCGGAGGCCGGAGAGATTAAAGGGACGCCGGTAATCGGCAGGCCGGTCGGAACACGAAAAATAAGGACGAAATATTGATTAAAATTAAAAAATCAAAATGCAAAATTAAGGACAGGCTTCGCCTGATATTTTTATATTTAATTTTTGATATTTATTATGACTTAGAAAGGATTCGAATATGGCGAAAAAGAAAAAAGAAAGCGTACAGCGTATAGCACCTGAGGCACAGGCGGACAGCGGACAGCAGGAAGACAGCGTACAGCAAGAAGACAGCGGACAGCGTACAGAGGATATAGATCCAGCCGGAATTAATAAGGATAATCAATCTGCAACAGTTATACCTTTACCTCAAATTGGACCGATAGTTATTCCTAACGATACGGACAAAGAAAAAGCTCCCGAAGATGAAAAAACCCGTTCTGATAAAGATCCCGATAAGACTAACGATACGGACAAACAAAAAGCTCCCGAAGATGAAAAAATCCGTTCTGATAAAGATCCCGATAAGACTAACGATACGGACAAAGAAAAACATGAGCCTGTCCTGAGCGAAGTCGAAGGAAAGAAAGAAAGTGTCGCTCCGACACCCAAATGGCACTTTCCGGATGCCAGGCGTTGCCCGAGGTGTAAGGGCACCAATACCGAGGCCTATCATACCGACGTCAAAAAAGGCAGGCAGTACCGCCGCTGCCGGGCACCGATATGCAGATGGAAATATTCGGTGAACGGCCGCCGAACCGGCGGTTAGTTTTTCGTACGCTAAAAATAGCAAATAAATATGTACTTTAAGTTATTAACCTTTATAATGTAATATCGATTCTGGAAAGGAAATTTATGAAAGATAAAAAACTGACGACCGCACTTGAAAAGGCACAGGAAAAAAGCACAAAAAAACCCCGTAAATTGCTATATGTCAAACTTGAGGGCCCTGATTATGAGGAGGATAATCATTTTAACGACGAAAAATCCTTAAACGATTATCTGTCTAAACATCCGGAAGTAAAATTAATATCAAAAAAAGAGGTAACTTGTAGTTCTCCAAGTGCATCTGATTCGGGAGGTATGGTACGTATGAGCAAATACAAAGATAAAAAACGGACGAACGCACTCGAAAAGGCACAGGAAAAAAGCAAACAGCGTACGGCACCTGAGGCACAGGCGGACAGCGGCCAGGAAAAAGATATGCAGCCGGAGGCGAAGTTTTTGAATTTATTAAAAAATGAGCCTGGCCTGGCAGCCAGGCTGATCGAGGCGATCGAGACCGGAAGATGGCTTGTCACCGTACACTTTCAGAAGAAATATTCGCCGGAGGATAAACACGACCTGCATCAATTCTACTGCATACGCGGATATCCGAAAAACGATGTCCCCGTATCCTTGAAGAATACAGCAGCGGATTTCATAGCAAAGGAAATACCGAACGCCGACCTGCCGGAAGACAGCCGGTGGCATTAAATATTTTTAATAATACCCGCGTAGGGGACATGGAACCCCCGGAGAAAACTGGATTATGAAGATAAATTTTTTAAAAGAAGGCAATAAGCTGATACCCGTTGCCGAGAAGGACGGCCGGCCGGACCGGAACGATCCTGTTGAAAATGTAATAAAGACCACCGTTAGTTCGGGACAGGAAGAGCAGACTATAATGACCATAACCGTAACTGTTGCGGAAAAAGCCGAAGGTGAATCATGAGCAGGATTAATCGGAGAAGTTTTATAAAATTACTGGGGGCTATTCTGGTCATCGGCAGACTGCCGAAAGAGCCGGAACCAAAACCAGAAAAGAAGATAGTAATTAGAAACGAGTCACGTGCCGACTATAGTACAGGTGACCATACACACGAGATTCGATATGTGATAAGTGCGGAAAACATTAAGGCCCGCACTATAACCGCAGAGAGTTACCATGCGGAAAACATCGTTGCTGATGTTATAACTTCAACGTATTATAGTGGCGGAGAGATTTGTGATGGGAGAATAAATATTTGGAAAAAAAAACCATGACCGGTCCGTTATAGCAGAAAAAATCGGAGGTTAATTATGAGAGATATAAAAGAATTCGATGATGTATTAAAAATCCCGATGTGGGAAGAAATTAAGATTAACGATACGACAACGATAACAAAAGTACCGGGTGGCTGTTTATATACAAAATACGGTTGTTCTTATGAGGCGGGTACGCCTTATGTAGAGTTCGATAAGCCAATATTAATGGTTTTTGCACCCGAAAAACATCATGATTGCGAACACACTCAAGCCGCTGATTACCTGCGAGGTTGGGCCAGCTCGTTATAGCAAAAAAAACCGGAGGTTAATTATGACGACCAGAACAATCGAAGAAATCAAAAGAGATATTAGTCCAACGTATGACCATTCACATACACCTGTACCGAGACTGACACCGGGTGAATGCGCCGAACTTCTGGCTGAGCTGGTGACGTGCGATGAATATATCGAAAAAATCGCGAATGCGAATCAAAGAAAATTATACGGCGGGATTCGTTAATTTTTATTTTTGATGTTTTATATTTAATATGATTTCGGGGTGACATTATGGTGGATATAAAATTAGCTGAAGTTGGATTGTTATTACAGATAGATGCGAAAAAATATTTAGGACTTAAAATCATATCGATATCAGCAAGTTCAGAATTTCGTAATCAATTGATTAAAGAGTGGGAAGATAAAGAGGGACAAAAATATGATGTTTTAATGGGTATGTTTTATTGGCTTGGTATACCATTAATCGAAGCTGAACATTTACCCGATGGATTCATTTTGCATGTTTCAAATGGTTCACAAGAGTTTATGCATCAATAATCACCCGATTTATAGACACCCGAAAATAGATGTGCCGATCCGGCACTCTGGTAAAACTTTCCCTTAATCTGGTAAAATTTTCATACCAAACGGCATTTCTTATTAAATTACCTTGAATTAATCATATCTTTTTAGTCGAATGTAGCTGTATAAAGTGAATATTCGAAGAAGCTGTCGGCGGCGGATGATCTGCCGACAGCTTTTTTTTCGCCGCCGACTGCAAATTTAAGGCGGCTTTTTTTATGTCACTTACAAGCTCATCGACAATAGACGATGCACTTAATCAATACAACGATAACCTTCTCTGGGAGGGCGATATCACAAAGGCCCAGAACGCGCTCGAGGCGGTGCGATATATCCTGGCCAACAGGCCGGTCAGGATAGCATCGGGTGAAAGGAATATCGACTTCGCGGAGCTCCAGCTCGAGAAAAATAAGCTCGAGCAGTTTGTAAGCAACAGCGGTACCAGCGTCAACCGCGTCACGTTTACAAGGGGGAGAATGCTCACGTGAAAGTCAGACAGCCAACACCCGAAATCATGAATGCCAATAAGCTGATCGTCAAAGGACAGTTCGGGAAATACGGTGCCCTTGGCTACCGTTCGGCGAAACTGGCGGCAAGGGAAGGCCGCAGCTATAACGGCGGGTCCGGCGATATCCACATGCGATATGACAGGCCACAGCTTATCAGGCAATCGAGGGCGTTCTATCGCGATAATCCCCTGTATAAAGGCATGATAGATACGGCGGTCGATTATATTATCGGCGAGGGTTTTCAGCTCCAGGTCCAGACGGGCAGGAACGCAACGAACAAAAAGATCGAGCAGCTCTGGAAGAGCTGGTTCGCCAGGCCGGAGATAAAGGGACTGCTCGGCGCCGGGGAGACCTCGCAGATGATTTGCAGGGAGATGCTGATCTGCGGCGATACACTTGTAATCAAGACCGATAAAGGTCCCTTGCAGCTCATCGAGGCCGAACAGATAGCATCGAGCAGAGCCGGCAGTTCGGCCGACGGGATTGAAAAAAATATTTATATGACACCGACTGCGTATTGGGTGTCACGATATAGAAGCGGATATGTAAATACTCAGACGGCCGTCAGGTACGAGGCGGACAAGGTAATATTCCTGACCTGTCCGGACAGGCCGTCGTCAACGCGGGGCGTGCCGGCGGCGCAGGCGAGCTTTCCGATGCTGCATCGGATAAACGATATTTGTGATTCGGAGGCGATCGCATGGCAGCTGCTGTCCAGACTGGCGGTATCGGTGAATAAAAAACAGGCCGGCCAGGAGGGATTTAACCTTTCACGCGAGGACCCGAACAAGACATCATCACAGGCCGAGGGCGACCTGGCGACCAGACTTACGGAGCTGGACTACGCATTGATATTCTGGGGTCAGGATGACGATGAGATCAAGGGTATAGATCGTAATATTCCCGGCAAGAACTTTTCGGAGTCGCTTCGAATTTTTCTGCGGATCCTGGGCCTGCCGCTGGGCCTGCCGCTTGAGCTGGTACTGCTGGACTGGACGAAGAGTAATTACTCACAGAGCCGGGCGGTACTGGAGCAGGCGTTCAAGAGGTTCAAGAAGATACAAAAAAAGATGGCGGACTTTTTCTATACGCCGGTATTCGAATGGAAGCTCGGGCAGTGGCGAAAGACGGAGCAGCTCGGCAATATGAAGGACATTCCTTATTCCTGGATAAAGCCGACGTTTCCGTGGATAGACCAGCTCAAGGAGGCCCAGGCACGGGGCGAGGCGGTTGACCGCGGGTTCATGACACATTCGGAGGTATGCAAGAGCAGAGGTCTGGACTCGGACGAGGTGATATCGGCTCGTGAGCAGGAGGTAATTAAAGCGATAGAGATAGCCAAACGCATAGAGAAAAAATACGAAGGCAGCATTTCGGTGCCGTGGCAGATATTCGCCGGACTCGAGGCCGGGGCCGGAAAAGGCGGCGGCAAGAACAGCGGGCAGGCCGATGGGCAGGACGAAAAGGAAGATAAAAAAGAGGAAGAAACGGAGAATCAATAATGGACCTTCAAATATTAAATATAGCCGGAAAGGTATTTTCTTTACTTACAATGCTGCAGACGAAGATGTGGGCGATGGAGCCGAAGGCACTGCAGGCCATGTTCGCGGATGTGGTATCTATGGACACATGGCCGCCTAAAGATATCGAGATTGCCGAACCCGGGCAGCAGCTGCGAATCGAGGGGAAAACGGCCGTTATCGATATTTCCGGGATACTTATGGACGAAGTGCCGAAGGCCTTTACATGGCGGGGTATAGAGGCGACCAGCTATTCACGGATAAAAGAGCAGATAACGGAAGCGGTTAATAATGAGTCGGTGGATTCGATTTTGCTCCGTGTCGCGTCACCGGGCGGGGTCGCCGATGCGGGTATTATAGAGACCGTCGATACGATAAGGGCCGCGAGGGACCAAAAACCTGTTAAGGCGGTCGTTACCGATCTGGGCGCCTCGGCGGCTTACTGGCTGGTATCACAGGCGGACGAGATAAGTATCGAGGCGAATTCGGAAATCGGGTCCATCGGTGTCTATACGGTCTATTCCGATTCGAGCGGGCTGTATGAAAAATTCGGGGTACAGGTCAATGTTATTAAAAGTGGTGATTTGAAAGGGATGGGGATCCCGGGCGCGGCGATAACGGGCGATCAAATAACCGCCGTTAAGGAAATTGTCGACGGTATCGCCGAGAATTTCATAGTTGATGTGGCGGCCGGAAGGAAAAGGGACATTGCCGAGATCAGGGAACTGGCCGTGGGCAGGTTATGGCTTGCAAAAGAAGCGGTCAAACTGGGACTGGCGGACAGGGTCATAAGGACAAATTCAAAAACTGTAATCAATAATTTGAAAGGTTCGAAAATGGAAAAAAATAAGCAGAACGGGGCCGGCGATCAGACTAAGGAGCTGGATGTCGCGGCCGAGGTAAAGAAGGCGGCTGCCGAGATCAGGCAGGCTGACCAGCAGAGACTTTTCCAGCTCAAAGAGGCCTTCCCGGACGATCCGGGCTTTGCGCTCGAGCAGTTCGCCGCAGGCCATAATGTCACTGAGGCCAAGGCCGAATACTGCGATGTGCTCAAAAAAAGACTGGCTGAAAAGGAAAAAGACAACGGCGGGGCACCGCCTCTTACCGGAAGCGGCGAGGGAAGTGCCGAAACGATCGATTTCAATCAGGCGGCGAAACAGCTTGCCAGGGAGGAAAAGATAACATTGGGCGAGGCCTATAAGCGGATCGCAAGAGAGCAGCCGGACGTCTATTACAACTATATCGAATCGATACCGCCCGTAAATATAAATACAGAGCGGAGAAAGAGACGGACCGGGTAAGTGTCAGGATAGTAAGACAGCCTGAATAATTCGAATATTCGCTGAAAATAACAATCAAAAACAGTATTTGAAAGGATATCAATCATGACAACACAAATGAACTCGCCGATGAACCTTACCGCCGGTGAGGACCTGTCGGCGTTCCGGAGGGTCAAGCTGACGGCAAACAGAACGGTATGGCTCGCCGATTCGGTGGACTTCGGGATAGGCGTTGTGCAGGCGGCGGTGGACCAGTCGGAGGATGCAAGGGCGTGCGTTCGCAGCTATAACGAGGGGACAAGCAAGATGGTGGCCTCCGGGGCGATCAGTTCAGGGGCACCGGTATATGCGGCAGACGATGGCAAAGTGGCGTCCTCGGGGACAATAAAGATGGGCACGGCACTGGATGCCGCGACGGCCAATAACGATGTGATCGAGGTTATTCCACAGCTCAATCTGAATAACCAGTCGTCAAGCTCATCGAGCAGCTCGTCTTCATCTTCATCATCGAGCAGCTCGTAAATCGGCGTAAAAATAAATTCGCCGCGGGGCAATGAAAAAGGTGCCGAAACGGCACATCTATAAAAAAAAAGTGTTTGATTAACACAATTTACAGGGAGTAAAAAAATGATTCAGCAAGCGACAAGAGCGGTTCCCAGGCTCGACCTGGGCGTCGCCTTTCACGAATACGATCCTTCGACGGACGGCTTTATCGCCGACCAGGTACTGCCTCCGCTGCCGGTTGAGAAAAAGGCGGCGACTCTGTCGGTAATTACCAGAGAGAACCGCAAGGTACCTAATGTGAACCACGCGAACGGCGGGACGTTTAACAGGGTGGTCCTGACAAGTGAGGACATGGATTATGTCTGCAAGGACCGCGGGCTCGAGGGCCAGCTTACCGACGAGGACAGGGGCAATTACGCCAGCGATTACGATGCCGAGTACGAGACCTCCCAGCTTATCACGCAGCTAATGTACCTGGCCAGGGAAAAGCGAGTAAAAGCGGCCGTATTCAATACGACTACATGGGATACTTCAACAGCGGCGCTTTATACCGATAATTCCGGAACGCCGTGGGACACCACAACTACGAATATCATATCACAGGTTGAAGCGGCTATGGAAAAGGTGCGGCTCAATACAGGTGTCAGACCGGATTCGATGGTTATAGGTGAAGCGGCTATGTGTAATATCCGCAAAAATACCGTCATCCTTGCAAGATTTCCGGGAGCCACAACAATTTCAAGAAAAATGATAGAAGATAATTTGGGTGCGTTATTCGGCCTATCCAACCTGATAGTGGGCGGCCAGGTAGAAGATTCGGCCAAAGAGGGCCAGAGTTTCTCGGCATCCGATATCTGGGGCGATGATTACGCCCTGATATTCAAGAAAGCGCAGGGCAGTATGGCATCCCCCGGACTCGGCAGACAGCCGGAATGGACCGGGGTCGAGAACGGGCTCAGCAGGGTTGTGCAGTATCGCGAAGAGCAGACGGAATCGGACATCTTCAGGGTACGCGACTTTTCGACTGAAAAAATATTTGATCCATTTTTCGGGCATTTAATGAAGATCGATGCGTAAGTGTCAATGTGCCGGTCCGGCACCTTGGTTTTCGGATGCTTTATGGTAAATGATAGTTTTGAGAGAACTCTGAAGCAGGCGGCCGATTCGTTCTTTTTACTGCCGGGTACGTGCTATGTGACCTATTTTCCTGCGTCGGGACCGGCCCGGCGGATAAAGGCTGTTGTAGATCACCAGGCCATCGAGGATGGCCGCGAGCCGGTCGAGATACTGGTTAAAAACGATTCGAGCTCGGGTATAGCATCGACGGAGATTAATACCGGCGGCGATAAGGTGGAAATCAGCCAGCGGGTGAACAAACGGCCGGTCCGAATGAGTGTCATCGAGATAATACACCATGATGCCGCGATGTTAAAACTAAAATTAGCGTAAAGCAGATAGCGTGTAGCGTATGCTGGAAATTACGTATGACAAGGCGAAGTTAAAGAAGCTCGAAAGAGAGCTGCGGAGGTTTCCCAAATCGCTGCCGAAGGTAATGAGCCGCGGCCTTAACCGAACGGGCTCTTCGGCCCGGACACAGATAGCAAGAAGCCTGTCGAAAAAGACCGGCCTTAAGGTAGGCGAGGTCCGCAGCAAACTGCATCTGCAGAAGGCGACTTACAGCTTCTGGCAGTCGTCGGTAACGGTATCATCGAAGAGAATGTCACTCAATTACCTGAAACCCCGAAAGACCGCCAAAGGCTTATCCGTTAAACAGGGGAAAAAACGCGTTCGGATCGCGAAGGCGTTCGATGCGCTAAAAGGCTGGTTCATAAGACTGCCGGCTGCCGGCGGGTACGAATCGACTATCGGGGTCGCCGAGGCGGTCGAGATAGATGCGGCTGCCAAGGTAAAGAGGCTGCCGGTCGGGCGGATAAAGGGGCCGGTGCTGTCGCAGGTGTTTAGCTCGGCACAGGATGAGGCGGACCGGATATATAACGAGTCGCTGGCCAGGCTCGAAAAGAATATCGATGACCAGGTGAAACTGATTTTGAGCAAGCGTATTCCGGCATAAAAAATAAAAATGTAAAAAGCAAAATGCAAAGTTTTTGATATTTGATATTGATATGGCTGATCCGATTGTTGAACAGATTGCGGTAAAGATAGAAGAGGCGATTAACGCCGTGACAACGGCGAACGGCTTCAACCAGGACCTTACCGCCGTAAGGCCGAAACGAATCGATCTGAAAGGTGATCTCAATTCCGATAAGACGGTATTTATCCAGCAGGAAGCGGCGGCGGTCGATGAGGATGTATCGACTACCGACGAGATAACATGGATGCAGGGATTTCTCCTGTCGGCGCTGGTGATAGATTCCGATACAGAGACCGATTCGATAGATATCCGCCTGAACAGGATAGCGGCCGATATCCTTAAGCAGCTCCTGAGTGACACCTATTTCACTATGGGCGGTCTGGCGGAAGGCGTTTTCCCCCGCTCGACGGAGGTGGCGGCTTATATGTTCGGCCAGGACTATGCCGGTATTGATATCAGGATCGAGGTGCGGTATACGACCGATTTCAATAACCCGTTCGCACAGAGCTATTAATGATAAATTTATTAACCCAAAAATATGGAGGGGCACGTAGGCACAAACTTACGTGCCTTTAAGGCACATGATTGGACATGGAACTACATTATCCGGAGCATCGATCGGGACGATAGGCAAGCTGACTAATCTCGACTGGTCAGGGATCATTAACGACGATGTCGAGATTACCGATTTCGATTCTGCTGACCTGTTTCGCGAATTCGAGCCCGGCCTGAAGGATGCCGGTGAGATAACGGCGGACCTTAAATACGATGCGACCCTGTTCAAGACGCTGTTCGATGAAGTCAAATCGCCGACCACCCAGCAGTTCACGATAACCAGAGGCAGTAATTCGCTAATTGTGCCGGGCTATCTCAAGAGCACCAATCTGGGCGTCCCGATGGGCGATACGATGATGTCACCGATTACGATAAAGTGTACGGGAAAGCCGTACTATCCTTCGTCCAGCTCATCTTCAAGCAGCTCATCTTCCAGCAGCTCGTCAAGCTCGTAAAAGAAAAATTAAAATGTAAATTGCAAAACGCAAAATTAAGGACAGGCTTCGCCTGATATTTTAAGAGCAGTTTCGCAGGACGAATCAATAATTTTGATATTTGTTTTTGATTTTACTGAAAGGATTTTATGGACTGGGCAAAAAAGGAAGCGTTTTTCTCCGCGAAGGTACCGTTCGAGGAAATGGAGTCGCCTCAGATAGGCAAGTTCAAGGTGTACGGCCTGACTGTGGGAGAAAGAGACGAATTTGAAAATACGACTATAAAGCTGGAGGGCAAGAGGAATTTCCGGCTGGCGAACGCACGCGCCCAGCTAATTCTAAACTGCGTTAGAGATAAGAACGGAGTTCGGCTTTTTGACGAAGAGGACATGGGCAGACTGCTGGCAATGCCGGCATTAACAGTCGAGCCGATTATCGACTGCGCACGCAGGCTCTCCGGGATGAACGCCGACGAGCTGGAGAAGCTGGTAAAAAACTCACCGACGGACCCGGGGCCGAAGAGCGGAGATTCCGCCACCGGTTAGCCGACTATAAGGGCTGGACGGTAGCCGAGCTCGAAGAGCGGATGAGCGCCTACGAGCTGCAGGAGAAGAGGCTGCTGGAAGAGATAGAGCCGTGGGGTCCGCGGCGGGCCGATTGCAGGGCGGCTGTTATAGCATGGACTATCGCCTGCTGCCACAGCGCCAAAGGCAGCAGGCCGAAATTCAGGGACTTTTTGAAGATGTTCGAATTCACACGACAGCAGCGGAGCGAAGAGCAGGAAGATGGATTCTTCGAGCAGTTCAGATAAGAAAATCATAATGCAAAATTCAAAACGCAAAATTAAGGACAGGCTTCGCCTGATATTTTAAAAGTAGTTTCGCGGATTTGATCATGGGAATAATGACAAAGGTCGGAGTCAGGTTCGTGGCCGATAACAGATCGGCCAGGGGATTCAATTCGTTTAACCGGTCACTGGCCAGGACGGGCAGGCAGCTTCTGACAATGGTGGGAGTGGGAGGCGGGCTTTACGGGTTCAAACGGATGATAGAAAGTACCGTATCGGCGGCGGCCAAACAGGAAGAGGCTGAACGTGCGCTGATAGCGGCGGTAAAGGGAAGGATAGACCAGTATAAGACATTCGCCGCCGAGATGCAGAAGCAGACTAAATACGGCGACGAGCTGATACTTAACCAGATGGCCTATGCAACCAATCTGGGCGTGACGACGGACAAGCTTAAAGAGGCGACCGTTGCGGCGATAGGACTGGCCGCAAGGTTCAAGATAGACCTGGCATCGGCCATGATGCTGGTGGGAAGGGCGTCACAGGGCCAGACGCAGCTGCTTACACGGTACGGTATAGTTATCGACCAGACACTTTCCGACCAGGACAAGTTCAATGCCCTTCTCAAGATAGGCGCCGGTTCGTTCCGGCTGGCACAGGAAGAGGCAAAGACATCGGTCGGTATATACGAACAGTATAAAAACGCCATGGGCGATATCGCCGAGGTGGTCGGCGAGCCGCTGATGAAGAACCTTACGGACCTGGCCAAGTGGATGACAAACAATAAAAAGCAGATACTGGATTTCATCGAGACGGTCGAGAGACCAATCAAGGCATTAATCGAGCTTCATAGAATAGCTTCCGCTTTGCCGGATTTAAACCAATACGAAGAAAATTCAGCCGCAGCTTTAAGACAACAGAGAATGCCTGCCTGGGGACCAAATGGTTTTTATTTTACCAATCCCCAGGAACAAGGATTACCTGTCGGCACGCTGGACATCCCGCCGGAGCGGATGCAGCATCTGGCCGAGATGCGGGCCCGGCTGAGAAGGATGGATGAGGCAGGAAAGATGTCACAGGGCTGGCTGAAAGAGCCGATGGAACCGGCCACTTATTCGGCCAAGCCGTTATCGGCCGAGCAGAAAAAGGCGGCCGAGATTCGGGGTAAGTATATACCGCTTATAGAAAAAGAGATCGCACTTACCGGCAAGGTCGGAGAGGCGCACTGGCACGCGGCCAAGATGATAGAGCTCGAGACGGCCCTGCAAAAGGCCAATATTCAGAATACGGCCGAAGGGATCGAACTTCGGGAGGAAATGGTGCAGACCATTGACAGGCTCTCGGAGGCACAGAAACTGGCACGGATAGCGGATGATATAGGCGATTCGTTCGCCAGTGCGTTCGAGACTATAATTACCAGGGGCGGCGAGGCCAGGGACGTTATAAAGGCCCTGCTACGCGATATAGCCAGCAGTGTGCTTCGCAACCTGATCATTCAGCCGCTTGCCGCCGGTATAAGCGCGGGGATCGGCGGGGCGATGGGTATTACGCCGGCGGCGGTTCCGAGCGGTCAGCACGGCGGTGAGGTATTAAGGACGGGACTGGCGGTGATCCATAAGGGAGAGACGCTTTCGGGCGTCAATAACAGCTACGGCGGGGGGGGCGATGTGGTGATTAATTTCCAGAATCTGGGCACGCCGCAGGGGATGGTCAGCTATGATCAGCAGATAGCAGAGAACAAGAGAATTATAACCGTGGTCGTAAACGATGCCATAAGGGGCGGAGCGGTCAAGGGAATGGTCAAGGAGATCATTGCCAGCAGTTAGAAGGTGACATAAATGTGGTACAGATTTCCGCAGCTCGAAGGAAGAATGGTTATCGAGGGTTATTCGAAGGGTAAGGCCTTCGATCCTACTTACCGGTCCGATTTTACGGCCGGTTATCAGGTCCGCCGCTCGCGGGCGACCTGGGTACCTGACCAGTACGAATGTACATTGCGGGTGCTGACGGAAACGGATCGAGCGGCACTGGAGACACTGCAGGAAAATGTAAACTACGGGGCGGACAAGTTCTGGTGGTATAACCGGAAAGAGGGCAGGACGATTTTCGTATGCTTCGCCGAAGGATGCCTGCCGCTCAAATTCAATATTGAGCCCAAAAACCCCAATAAGTATCAGACCAAACTGATACTTCGGCAAGTGGATACGGTCGAATCGGAAAGCTCGTCACTGTCAAGCTCATCGAGCAGCTCGTCTTCGTCTTCATCGTCGAGCAGCTCGTCTTCCAAATCTTCCAGCAGCTCGTTTTCGTCTTCATCTTCGAGCTCAAGCAGTGCTTAGAAAGGAATATTATGCCGGCGGATCTTGACGGTAAAATTATAGCCGAGTCGCGAAAGCTTGGAAGCTCATCGTCGTGGCTGTGGCTGCTGGCGGTAACGATAAACGGAGTGGCCGAGACTATACGGCTGGTTAATAATACCGAGAATATCGAATATTTCGGGTATACGTATACGCGGTGCAATTTCGAACTGGGGCCGTGGCAGTATACAGAATCGGGGGAGCTGCCGACCAGGGAGCTGAAGATAACCAATATAGACCTGGTGAATTACCTGCTGCCTTACGTCGAGGATTACGACGGTATTATCGGAGCGCAGGTGATTACCGTACCGGTCAATTCAAATCATCTGGATGTGGATATGTCCGCCAAGGCGATGGACTTTATGGTGCTCGCCGGATCATCCAGTGAGCAGTGGATAGTATTCACGCTCGGAGCGCCCAATCCTCTTATCCAGTGGATACAAAGGAACAAATATTACGCGGACTACTGCCCGTTCGTCTCGCTTTTCAGGGGCGCCGAGTGCGGATACGCAGGCGAAGAGACCGTATGCAACGGCCTGCTGTCACAGTGCAGGCAGTACGGTAACCAGGCACGGTTCGGGGGTGAGCCGGGATTAAGGTCGAAGACGGTGAGATTCACATGGTGACGGCAATCGATATAGATATATCGGACCTGATGAACAAGCCTTATGCGGACAACGGGAGAGGGCCGGACTCTTACGACTGCGCCGGATTGTTTTATGAGATTGCCGGAAGGCTGGGCCGGCTGATGCCAAATCCGGATACTCCCGCCGATCAAAATGGAAAAAACAGAATATTCGAGGCGGTACTTAAAAATCATTTCGAGCGGATAGAAGGGCCGCGGGACTGGTGCGCTGCGGTGTTCCGGATATGGGATGAGGAAGATATGGAGAAGTGGCATATAGGTCACGTATTGCCCGGATGCACGAGATTTATTCATATTACGGAAAAGACCTGCGTATGCACAACGTCACTAAACCACAGACACTGGCGGTTGATGCTGGAGGGGTTCTATAAATATGGCTGAGCCGATAAGATTAATCCTTATAGACCACCCCCTGGACAACAGCAAGCGGCGGATAGAGCATATATCGCCGCACGGCCAGAAGATAACTACACTGGCGAAAAGGTTCATGCGAGGCGAAAAAGACCTGATCGTAAGGGTAAATCAGGAGATATTGAGCGGGGAAAGACTCGATAGTTACCGGGCCTCGGCAGGTGATGAGATAATAATGGTCCCGGCCGCCAGGTGGGGAATCGTTCAGGGGATCGGCGCTCTTTTGGTTACAGCCACCGGCGCGGCGACCTGGCAGGCGGCATTATGGACACTTGCGGTCAATATTGCAGTTGCTGTCGGGGCCGGCTATCTGATAAGTATGCTGGGGCCGAAGCCCGAATCGCCGAAGCTGGAGGGGATAACGCAGTCGCAGTCGTTTAGCTGGCAGCCGCATACCCTGCAGGCGCAGGGACTGGTGAGGCCGAGGGGATACGGAAAGGTAAAGCATCACGGCAATCTGGTATCGTGCTATACGGTGGCGGACGGTGAGGATGAGACGATATTTATGATAGCCGGCCTGTCGGAGGGGCCGGTCGAGGGGATAGTAACCGCCTCGATACGCATTAACGACCAGCCGGTGGGTAATTTCGATAATGTCACTACCTACGAGCGGCGCGGACTGATGGACCAGGCGGCCATACAGGACCAGGCCCGCCCGGAATACAGGCCGAACCGCAAAGTGACTTATGACGGAGGGGCCGAGACCTTTACTACGGCGGCCAACGATTACGATGATCTGGAAATTACCATCGAGTACAGACTGGCCTGGCTCAACGATTCGGGCGGCTATTCGAGCAGTACGATGGGGGTAAAGATAGAGATATCAGAGGTGGGGCTTGGGGCATGGTCGACGCTGGTCAATACGACGCTGACAAACGGGGATTCCAATCCTCAGAAAAAGACCTATACGGCATCCGGCAGCTACGACGGCGGCTCGCCGGTTTCCATCGATTACGGCACGCGGTACGAATTCAGGGTCACCAAGACGACAACGGACAAGGGTGCGAGGTACCTGGATGAGCTGAGAATTGTAGCGGTCCGCGAGGTCATCGATATACCATTCACCCGGCCGGGGCTTTCACAGGTGGGCGTGGAAGCCCTGGCGACCGAGCAAATATCTGGCAGTATAAATATTTCATGTATTCAGGAAGAACGAATTATCAACGTCTTCAACGGTACGAGCTGGAATTTGCAGCATAACAATAATCCGGCGTGGGTGATATGGGACCTGCTTACCCTGCCGGTAATTAGCGGGGACGGTGACGGGACGCCTTACGCAATCGAAAGATACGATGGCGTTAATCCGTCGAGACTGACACCCTATCTGAACGATTATTATCTGGCCGCCGAGTGGTTCGACGATATGGTGCCGGACGGCGAGGGCGGGACGGAAAAGAGGATAGAGTTCAACGGCCTGTTCGATGCAGGCATAAAGGTATGGGATGCGGTAAACGAGGTATGCCGTATGGCCCGGTGCGAGGTGGTGCCGGTAGGTCTCAATTATAAACTGATAGTCGACAGGGCATGGTCCGACGATCCGGTACAGCTGTTTACCGCGGGCAATATAAAGCCGGGCACGTTCCGGAGAGACTATCTGCCGTTTGACCAGAGGGCCTCGGAGATAGAGACTCATTTCCTGGATGCCGATCAGGATTACGAGCGGTCGCCGCTGGTGCTGTATACATCGGATATAAATAATCCTAACAATAAAATCACACTCAAGAAAATCGGGATAGCCGGCAGGTCGCAGGCCTGGCGGGATGCCTATTACGAACTGGCGAAGAACCGCTACATAAAATCGGCGGTGACATTCGATGCGGATATAGATGCCATCGTATGCCTTAAGGGCGAGGTGATAGCGGTGGTATCACCGTGGAAAAAGGACGGGCGGATCGTTTCGGTTCCCGCGACCAATAAGGTGATACTGGACAGGGAGCCGACAGTTACCGGCAGCGATTCGCTTATTATTACCAGCTACGATAAGGCAAGCGAAACGACGAAGGTAAAGGTCTATACGGTCGCTTCGGTCGACGCAGCGGAGGTGACTATATCGGGCAGCTTTACATACAGGCCGGCGGCGGAGGATGTCTATGCGTTCGGGCCGACGGATAAGGTGATAGAAAAGTTCCGCATTATAGGCATTATTGAAAAGGCGGACTTGAGCCATACGATAATAGCGGGCGAATATCACGATGAAATATATACGGGGGATGACGATGAGCCGGTATTGCCTATGGCCGGCTACAGCTCCCCGCCGGTAGTAACGGACCAGACCAGGCCCATTACACTGGCGGACTTGAGGGCCGAATACCCTAAAGAGGTGCTCGGCCTGCCGAATATAGATGCGCCCATCACGACGGGAATAATCTTCAGCTCATAACTGCCTGACAGGCAGATAAATTTCAAAAGGAACACGAAGAACAAATGGCTGACTGGATAGGGATAAATAGTTCACATTATTACGACCACTGCGGGGATAATGGTTTACGTACTATTGAGGAAGCATTGGACGGCACTGATTATTGGTTTGACGGAACGGACGAACCGGATGAAACACATTGGGTTATTCTTGATTTGGGGGCATTATATAATGTTCAGAAAATAAGAGGTCGATCAGAAAGGGATGGTTATGACCCGACCGATGTAAACATTTACGTACATCCAACGACGAATACTGTCGGCGGCGACTGGGGTGCTGCTGTTGCCTCAGGCATTTCTACCTGGCAGGATAATTCGAACTGGGTTGAAATAGACAGTACCGACAAAGTAGGCCGGTACGTAAAGGTAGAGGTAGTAGATACCGAACATGCCTCAAATTATTTGAGTTGGGGCACTTCCGAAGCTAATCTACCTATTCTCGATGTTTACGGAGAATTATCATCCTCCAGCTCCAGCAGTTCTTCGTCCAGTTCATCATCCTCCAGTTCGCAGTCATCATCCAGCAGCTCATCATCTTCCAGCTCATCATCCTCCAGCTCTTCCTGGTCGTCATCGTCACTTAGTTCATCGTCATCGAGCAGTTCGTCCCAGTCATCATCATCCAGCTCGCTATCTTCAAGTTCATCGAGCAGCTCGTCGCAGTCATCATCATCAAGCTCGCAGTCTTCATCGAGCAGCTCTTCGAGCAGCTCATCTTTTTCCAGCTCCAGCTCGTCGCTATCGAGCAGTTCATCATCTTCCAGTTCATCATCTTCCAGCTCATCATCTTCCAGCTCATCATCTTCCAGCTCATCATCTTCCAGTTCATCGTCCTCCAGCTCATCGTCGTCCAGCTCGTTTTCTTCTTCGTCGAGCAGCTCTTCGAGTGAGGCCGGTAACGTTATAGACTGGACGGCGGGGCTGCTGACCTATAAGGGTGTGACATATAACATTGCCGCCGGCGCCACCGACAAGAAGTATATTTACTGGGACCCGAATTATACGACCATATTCAGGGACACGAACGATCTGAATGACGTATTTAATTCTAACGGGTGGGTGATGTGCATAAACGATGAAGGATCATCCCATCCGGTCTACGGACTGCCGGTCATACATGCCAGGCTGATACAGGCGGCGACTATAACAGCGGATTTATACGCCCAGCTCCGCCAGACTTACGTATATAACGGGGCCGATTCACTGGATTCGTCATACCCATTTGAGATACCTTTTAAGATCGTATCGGAGATGACCACGATAATATCGGTCAAGCTATCGTTTCGGATAATGCCGTACAGGGCTTATTCTACGGCGGCGGCGAGCGGCGGAGGTTCTACGCCTACAACCGACACTTCATACGCTGTTACACAAAGTGCCACGGTCACTATAAATTCAGGCGGAACGTCTAATACTAATACCGGCTCCGGTTCCGGGACAGGTTCAAGTACTCCGTCAATATCAATACAAAGCACTTACATCAGCAGTGTGCCGGGCTCACATGGTCACGGCACTACGGGAGGCAGTCATACACATACCGAATCAAGTCATTCGCATGGAATTAATTCTCACACGCATACTGCCAATGGGCATACTCATGTTATGAACGGTCACTATCATAATGTAACTATTGCACCGCACTCGCATGGCATAACTTACGGTCTGCATGAGGAGAGCAATTCGCCGACGGTCAATTTCAATATAAACAACGGCTCTGGCTTCGGAGGGGCATCGGGCAATTATACGACGGACCAGCTCGATATCGATATTACCTCGGACATAACCGGGACCGGATGGAAGGCGATAAGATTCAATACGGACCTGCGGTGCCGGATTGCAGCAATAATAGAATGCAAGCTGGACGTTACAGCTTAGGAGAAATTTATGGCGGACGGAAAAACGGATTTCTGGATATTAGGGGCGATTATAACTGCATTGACCGGGCTGTATTATTTCTTTGTACGCCACGTATTCGGGCATGTCACTCCGGCGGAGTTCAGTGACTTTAAGAACAAGGTCCAGCTAAAGGAAAACTGCAAAGAGATAGTAAAACGGCTGGATGAAAATCACGTGAATGTATGTCAAAAACTGGACCGAATATGGGATAAGCTTAACGGAGAATAACTAATGGAATTTCCTGATTATCTATGGTGGGCGGACAATATTGTTCACGCCGGCGACGAGCAGTTTCGCAGGAGGCGTTTTTACGATTATTATTTTCAAAAGTACATGATCGCGAATCTGTTCGAGCCGCTGGTCATCTGCGAAATCGGTGTACGGTGGGGATATTCGGCGTACAGTTTTTTATGTGCCTCGGCCCGGGCCGATTATACCGGTTACGATATCGTAAACGGAGGGCACGGTGGAGTAAAGACGGATACCTTCGCCCATGTCAATCTTATGCTCAGGCAGAATTTCCCCGGCGCTAATATAAATCTGGTCCACGCCGATACGCAGAAGCTGGACCGGCTGGCGGGGCCTTACGATTTCGTGCACGTGGACGGCGATCATACAGAGGCCGGATGCCTGCACGATATCAACCTGGCCTTCGAGGCCTGCGTAAGCGGAGGGATTATTCTGGTGGATGACTATACGTATATAGCCGGTGTTAAAAGGGCGGTCGACGGATTCGTAAAAACGAACGAAAAGGACATAAGGAATTATCACAGTATCGCCTCTTTGAGGGGCGAATTTCTGATTATCAAGAAATAAATACGAGGTGGCATAATGGACCTGATAGATCTGGGTAAAGTCGTATTGCAAAGTAAGAGCAGGATAACTGTCGAGGACCTGGAGCTGCTGCAGAGGTGCTGCGACAAGATAGGTGCGGCATATATATTAGAGATCGGCTCTGCGGACGGCGGCTCGTCGGTCATATTGGGGGCAAAGGCCAAGGAAAGGAAGGGACATCTGTACTGCATAGAGCCTAATCCGAAACAAAAAATGGTGGATAATATGAAGCTGTATGATCTTGAAAATTATTACAGCCTGTTCAAGCTCGCCAGTCCCTGGGTACCGGATGGAGTTGTGCCGGATAATCTGGATATATTGTTTATTGACGGATATCACGAGGTAAGGTGGGCCCTGGCGGATTATCATTATTTCGAGCCGAAGGTCCGGGCGGGCGGGATCATAATATTCCACGATTACGAGGGCAACTGCGCAGAGGACAAACGACGTGCCGGCTACGGCAGGCCGGGATATAAGGGACTGGTTCGCAGGGCTGTGGATATCATACTCGAAACGGACGGCGATAAACTCGAAGAGATCGACAGGTCGTATTCTAAAAACGGCGGCGCGATAGCGTTTTTAAAAAAAGGTTAAAAGAATTTGAAGGGAGTCATTATGAAGATTGTGGTTACCGGCGGGGCCGGCTTTATCGGCAGATACGTATGTCAAAAACTCATAAGGGCCGGGCATAAGGTGGTTGTATACGATAATGTATCGCCGCAATTCGACGGAGTTATTCACTGCCCGGGTATGATTCAGGACAAGATAAAGATTACCGCTTTGATAAAGAACAGTGATGCGGTGATGCACCTGGCGGGATTACTGGGGACATCAGAAACTATAGATGAGCCGGAAAAGCCGGCTGCGGTCAATATTACCGGCTCACTTTACGTATTCGAGGCCTGCAGGAAGTTCGGTAAGCGATGCTGCTATATAGCGGTAGGTAATCATTTCATGCTCAATACATACTCCATCACCAAGACGGCCGCTGAAAAATTCGCGCTAATGTATAACGCCGAGCACGGGACAAAGATAGCGGTGGTACGTGGCCTGAACGCCTACGGGCCGTACCAGAAGCATAAGCCGGTCCGTAAAGTCATACCGAATTTCGTTATACCGGCCCTGAAAAACGAGCCGCTTACTGTTTATGGGTCGGGCGAACAGATAATGGACTTCATTTATGCCGAAGACCTGGCGGAGATATTGTGCAGGGCACTGCTTTGCGAGCATAACGTATACGATAAGGTGTTCGAGGCGGGCAGCGGGCGGAGGACCTCGATTAATCATATAGCAAAAAAGGTGATCAAGTTGGCCGGATCGAGCTCGGAAATTAGGCGTGAGCCAATGCGCCCGGGCGAGATTGCGGAAAGCGTGGTAATTGCGAATACAGCGACGCTTATACCACTGGACTATAAGCTGTCGGAGATGGTGCCACTCGCCGAAGGGCTTGAAAAGACAATTCGATATTACAGGGAAAATCTGCAAAATTATAATTAAGGAAGAAATGTGAATATATATTTCTTTACGGCGGTCGATGACAATCCGGTATATCGGAAAGAGGCTGAAATACTTCTGGCCTCCGGACGCAAGCACGGGCGAAAAATACAACTTTACGATATTCCCAAAACAGAGAAATGGAACCGGTACAAGGTGAAACTGCTAAGCGGCAAACTGCCGCCGGCGGACCGGTACGTATATCTGGATTCGGACTGTGTAATGACCTGTAAAGGAGACTGGGAGGCGGACGACTGTCAGGGCGGTTCGGATATTCTTTACTACTGTCCGAAAGAGCGGATAAAACATACACAGGGTTTTATACGCAATCATACGGTGTGCGACGGTGATCCGGGGGCTTATGATTTTATAATGAAGACATGGCGAAATTTTTACTGCCCATCTTGGCGGAACTCCGGAATTGTTGTGCTCGATGCGGAAATGCGACAGCGATTCATGCCTGTATGGACCGAGTGGCAGAATGTTATGGACCAACATTCGGATAAGGGCGAGGTGGTCGGCGACGAGGCGGCGTTTATGTTCGCCGCCGCCGAGTTCGGGCTGCCGTTTCTGCCCCAGCGGTTCAACGGATTATGCAAGTGGCAGACGATCCACGACTGGCATGTGCTTATACATGCCGATGGTAATGTCACCGGCGAAAAGAGAAAACCTTACAACAAAGCGGTAAAGGATCTCGGATGAGTATTTTGGAAAAAACGCCTATATTATTAACAGCACATCCGAAACAGCAGAAATGGTGGCGGTCGGTTCTGCTTTCCCTGGAGAATTACCCGGGACCGCTAATACTTTCCTACGATGATATAGATACCGAACAGATACCGCCGGACATATTTGAGCGATTCGAGAGTTGTGTTACTACCGGAGTGCCGGCGGGTACCTTGGGACATGCCAGGGGCGAACTGATATGTATCAAGAACGGGCTGGATATTATCGTCAAGCACTGGCCGGATTGCTTTTTCCTGAAGCTTGGTTTCGACGAACCGGTATGGCGGTGGCGTAATATTCAAAAATTATATAGCGAGCTGGCTCATCACCGTGTGGATGTTATCGATAATAATACCCGCCTGATCTTCGGGCCGGCAAAATTACTGCGTAAGGCATTCTGCCTTTATGACCTTATCGAATTACCCGCCAAGCCGGCGGAATCGCATTATAAAAGTATTATTACGGAAATCGGGATTAAACATAAAACGATCAAAGATTACGAATGGTGGCGATGGTTTCTGGGACTGACACATCTGCAGGGTGAATATGCGGCGAATCTGGGAAAACCGAACAGATATTCATGGGAGATCGGAGAGCTATGGGAACGGGAAAAAAGTTAATACTGCCCGAATGGACCGGTGAGCTGGGCTGGGAGGTCATGAGCTGGGTTCCTTTATGCCGCAGGATGGCCCAGGGGTATGATCAGGTAATGGCGACGAGCTTCGAAGGGATGCAGGCCCTGTATGCCGATTTCGCTACGGAATTCAGGGTTAATAATTCAAACGGCAGGTCGCTGGATTATCCGAAACAATACCGGCACGATGGCATATATTATAGATACGGAGACGCCAAAAAAGCGGATTATGCGCCGGATATATTAATTCATGCCCGGGGGATCCGGAGAAAAAGCAGTATAAATTACCGGCAATGGCCTGAGCTGGTAAAGATGATAAACGCCCTGGGTATGAGCTGCGCGTTTATCGGCTCGAAAAATGATTATCATCAGCCGGGGTATCTGGACCTGCGTGGAATTGCATTACAGCGGCTTATGGACACGATCTCCGCTTCAAGGGTGGTAATAGGTGTGTCGAGCGGAATTATGCACCTGGCGGCTGCGTGCGGGGCGAATTTGGTGGTCTGGGGGGATGATCGAACCTATTTCGGGGAAACGCTGGAAAAACGCTATAAAATGACTTGGAACCCGTTCGAGGTAAGGGTCGGATGGATAACGGCGAGCGACTGGCAGCCGGAGCCGGAAATAATTATCAAAAAAATAGAATTAATTTCGCCGGTAAAAAAATACAAGGAAGTTGTTTAATGAAGGTAAAGCTTATAAATACGCAGTCGATGCTGGGGGACCGGCTAATGTTTACGCCGGTGGTCCGCGATCTTAAGGCGGCACATCCGGACTGGGAGATAACGGTCGAATCGATAGGGCCCGAGATCTGGTACAACAATCCGCATATATCGCATAATATGACAAAGCCGGACAAAAGCTTTAATATCGGGCCGGCAAAGGTAACGCACGGATCGAAAACTAACGGACTGCATATAACCGATGCGTTCAGGATTTCACTGCAGGAGAACCTCGGTGAGCAGATAAAACAAGGGCCATATAAGCCGGAGATATTTTTAAGTGAAGAGGAAAAAAACAATAAATTTATAGATGGAAATTACTGGGTGATTAATACCGATACGGGGCCGTTTTCGGCGAAGCGGTGGTATAACCAGAGATTCCAGGCCGTTGTGGAAAGATTATATGATATTACTTTTGTCCAGGTGGGGCTGGAGGCTGATAATGATTACAGGCTTAAAGGGCCGAATGTAATAGATCTCATCGGCAAGACCAAAATAAGAGAGCTGTTCAGTCTGGTATATAATGCCGATGGGTGCATCAGTCTCGTTAGTTCGCTTATGCATGTAGCGGCGGCGTTCGATAAGCCGTGTGTAGTATTGGCAGGAGGACGTGAGCCATCTACGTTCGAGCGCTATCAGAATCATAGATTTATCGACCGGATAGGATGCCTGCCGTGCTGTTCAAAATTGGCCTGCTGGAAAAATTCCATAACGGCATGTAAAAACAAAGTTCAGGTTACTAAAAACGAATTTAACGAGCGGGAAGAGATCGCCCGTTGTATGGATATGATTAATGTCCCGCATGTCGTGGACGCGGTTAACAGCTATTACGAGGGGGGAGTTCTGCAGAGACCTGAGCGGATAGAAATTGCAAAGAAAAAACCGCTTATAAGGATTGTGACCAATGCCAAATGTCTGGGGGGGGCCGAAAGATCGGTAATAGAGATTGCAAAATTATTCACAGATAATAAATGGCGGGCGGAGATATCGACGCCGGGACCTATGTGCGAAGAGTTCAGGCAGGCAATGCCTGCAGGTACTATAGTAAGTAATCATGTCACCAGAGAATGCGATATCTTTCTACTTTATGCCTCGGATATGGTATTTAATTTTGACCAACCGCAATTTGCAGTATTTACTAATATAAAGGCCCGACGAAAAGTGATGGCCCTGACTTATAAAATCGGTAAGGCCGGTCAGGTGGATTGGACCAAGGGCTGGGACAAATATCTATTTTTATCGAGCGATCTTCGTGACGGATTTCTGAAAAAAATAACGAATGCAGATACGGATGTATTAGCGCCTGCGGTGAATATCGAACCGTTTCTAAATGTCCGGCCGGATTATAATCAGTCGCTGAGAATAGTAAGGCACAGCAGTCAGGGCGATAAAAAGTTCCCGGCGGATATTATTGATATATGCAGAAAGAGTCCGGCACATTTTTTCTTTATGCCGGCGGCAAGCTGGATGAGGATCGAGCGGAATATCAGTATTTCACCGTATCAATCGAATATTGAAAAAGTAGCTGAATTTCTGAGTAAAGGAAATCTTTTCTGGTACCTTTTACCTGAAGGATATACAGATCAGGGGCCGCGTGTAATCGTAGAGGCAATGGCGGCGGGACTTCCTGTTATAGCGGAAAATAAAGATGGGGCAAAGGACAGGGTGACAACCGAAACCGGATGGCTGATAGATAAACATAAAGATGTGATCGACTTGTTTCATTCGATCGATTATGAAACCTTGAGGCGAAAGGGAAATGCTGCCAGAGAGCGAGCGAAAAACAGTTTTATAGCGGAAAAATGGTTTAAATTAATTAAAGGAGATCAAAAATGGCAGTTAATTGCAATTCGACAATAACGGTATTAGATATACCGAACAAGATTATAAATATTAAGGCCGATATATCTGTTGACGCAGGGCCGACACATACGGTCATTGTAGAAAACGGGGATATGTCAACCGGTCCTAAGAAAGCAGAATTGGCTAATATTGTATGGGAGAAATTTTTAGTGAAATATAATCAGCAACTGGCAGAAGAAGGAATAGCGCAAGAAGTGGCTGATTTAGAAACCGCATTAAATACTAATATTGAAGGGAGGACGCCTTAATGCTGCCTGCATATTACAGATTCAGAGTAATCAATAATACGGACCAGACTTTTACATTCAATAATGCCGCCAGAATCGAGGTAAAAATAATACCATGGAAAATGTCATCCGGTGCGATGGCACAAGGCTCGGAAATTAGTGATACGACTTCATTACTAAATACGGATGGGTCTGTTGCCGCCGCTGCTGCTGTTGAAGGTGACGTTCATGATAATACATCCAATTTGCATATCGGATTTACCGGTACATTTTACGGCAAGGCCGATCAGAATTCAACGGATGGTACGCTCGATTTATACATGGAAACTTCAACCGATAATTCCAGATGGCCATCTGATATGGCGGACTTCGATGTGACTAAACACTGCACTTATCTCGGCTCGCTCGAATTTTCCACGGACGCAGAAAACGAAGATGTTTGTATGGATATAGCATATTAAATGTTCGAATGGCGAAAAAAAATTAAACCGAGACCCGGTGAGGCTCATTTGTTAAAAAGACATCCTTTAGCCAAAGGTCTTGTTGGGTGTTGGCTTATGAATGAGGGGGCAGGAAACAAAATCTTTGACTTGAGCGGCTATAATAATCACGGCACATTCTCATCGAGCACCGATATACTCTGGACACCGGGTAAGTACGGACATGCCTTAGAGGGGAGCAATGCAGCATATATTGATATGGGTAATCCTAAAATATTAAAGGGTTATTCCCAATGCAGCATTGTTTCCTGGATTTTTGTAGCGAATAATACTATCACGGCCAATCTCGACATAATGTACTGGCAGGGGATCGGGAATGATGTTGGCTATCTCGGGACGGACGTGACTGAGAATATAAATTTTTCTATAAAAAATGACGCCCAAACATTGCACTTAGCAAAAGGCCAAGACTACCTTTTGAATAATCCCGGATGGCATCAGGTAATAGGTTTAATCGACGGCAGTACAATTAAAGTTTATGTTGATTTAATAGTTGGCGAGACAACGGCTGCATGGACAGGTGTTATCGAAACTACACCTGCTATGAACATGTGGCTTTGTCGAGACAGTGCAAACGGCCTTTTTTCTCATACTCTGATTTACAATAGAGCTCTTTCGGAAAAGGAGAGAACTCATCTTTTCTACGATCCGTTCTGTATGTTCGAACAGACTCCGATTATACCACTTTTAGCACAGGTTGGGGGTTTGAGCAGCTCGTCGAGCAGTTCATCGTCATCGTCAAGTTCGTCGAGCTCCAGTTCACTATCATCGAGTTCGTCAAGTTCGTCAAGTTCCAGTTCACTATCATCGAGTTCGTCAAGTTTGTCAAGTTCGTCGAGCTCCAGTTCACTATCATCGAGTT